ATAGTTGCATAGGTAGAAACACTAATACGGCTGATGTTGATATCTACCTGATTCTGTCCAGCACCCGTGCGTACCACGCTATCTAACAGATCAATGGTATCTACTGGAAGGTCGTATGTGATCTGGCCTTGGTTGAGTTGGATTTCTCCCTGCTCGATAGTCCAAAGATTGATGCCACGGTTAGCCCACTCAATAGTCAGGAGATTCAAAGACCGACGAGCCGTACGCATGTCATAACCCGTGCGCAACTCAGCACCGCACCGCTCGAAGGCTTCTTCGATCAGGTTATTTAAATCTAGGTTGAACGTTGCCGTTCCGGTCGTTGTCATCTTGTTTCTTTCTGTTTTCGAGCGCTAACCGTTCCAACTCTACGTACCGTTCCCGCTGCCGCTGCCTTCTAAAATCTTCTGCGGTGCTAACTAACCAGTCAAAAACGTTACCGTCCCTTTCGGGATTGTGGACTGGAAACTTTAGCCCCTTTCGCACTTTTTTTACTTTTTGCTGTCACGGAGGGCTTTGGCTGTCGGCGCACCCTTCGCACCGGGCTTTCGCATTTTTTCTCCGCTTCCTGCGGTGATTCGTTTGCGCTTGGCGTGGATGTTATCCCAAAGACCCGGTACAGAGCCGCCTTCAGCGAATTGTGTAAATATGTCAGCATCATCCCTCCGTTTGGCTTTCTTAGCCTTCGGCATCTTGGAAGGGGCAATAGCCCCCATTCCACGACTGGGGCGCATTTTACTTAGCACCCTTCATTACGATCATTTTGCCTTTGGTTTTGCCTTTGATTTCGACGCCACCACCTTTGGCATACTTTTTGGTCGTAGCGCAGCCACCAGCTTTCAGACCTTTGTGGGCCTTACTAGCGGGTTTAGAAGCATGCTCTTGCAGCATAGCCTTAGCATCGCCGCGACCCTTTGCCTTCATCATCTTCATCTCGTTCATTTCGCCACCTTTCCGGAATGTAATTCCTTTGCTTTCTTTGCTGAACTCTTTGGCAACCTTTGACGGTATACCAACCTTTTTTGCGAACGCTGGGTTATGCGCGGCTGCGTCCATTAGCCGTTTTTGCTTTGCTGAAGTAGCTGGCATCATTTACTCCCGATGCGTCCGAGCAAGTTCGTCAATTTTCGTTTCAAGCCTTTTAAAGCCGTCATCAAAACGTTCCACAATGCGGTCAACTTTGTCGTCAACTTCTTTACGAGTGATGTGGTCACGTGCCACCTCCTCACGAGTTCGATTTAACAAGATACTAATCCTATTCATTTCGTCCATCTTGCCTTTAAGTAGCATGCCCATTGCAGCCACAATGAAAGACAAAACAGCGTTCCACAGCATCATTTCCATTAGACAATCTTCCCTCTAGTCTTTCCACGCACTTCACATCCACCACCACGAACAGCACCGCCTTCTTTGCAGTTCCATGCGCGTAGACTTTTGTTAATACGTGAACTTGGATCGTTAGCGGTTTTAGCTGATGTCAGCTTCTTTTTCATACCCTTCATGCGGGCACAGAAAGAATCCCGGCGTGGGCCGCCTTCCGGTTGCGGAGCTTTTAGGCCCGGCTTTCCGGGGTTAGCGGCGTTATAAGAAGCGCGGCCTTTGGCGTTCAAACCGCCAGATTCCGACTTACCTTCTTTACGCTGCCACGCAGGGGACTTAGCCATGATTTAACCGTAGAAAATCGAACAGTGCATTTCAGTTGGCATGAATACTCGAATCCCATTCTTAGCCAATACTCCTTGACCCGGTATAACAACATCTGTAGCTACGTTAATACTAGAGTCAAAGTGAAATAAAACATCATTCCAAACAGTAACGGCACCAGAAGCATCGCCAGCATCCAACACAGTTACCGTGAACGTACTCTCGTCAACAACTGATTGGACGATATAAGTATCGTCAGTGGGGCCACCAGCAGCGAAGTCTAAATAGACTAGATCACGAACATTTAATCCGTGGTTTGCTGCGGTAATAGTCGCTGTAGTTGTGGTGCGAGAAAATGTACCCGTGATTGAAGAGTCGTCAACGAAAGATGTGTGGTCCGTCACAGCCTCATAGGGCTGCATGACTACGCCCTTTAAGCGAGTCCGATATGGGACCATGAGCCCAGACGAACCCGCATGAGCGTGTTTAACGTCAGTCTGCATCATGATGGGCTCCTAATTAAGCGCCAGCCGAGATTTCGATGGTGCCAGAGTTATTCCAAATTGCGCCAGCAACTTCTGGGTCAACCTCCGGAATAATGATTACGTTAGCAGTGCCAGACAGGGTGGCGTTGCCAGATGCGGAAATAGTGGTTGCAACTACAGCACCGGTTACGGTACCAGAAATGTTGCCTTCAAAGCCGTTGTCAGATTTGACTGGGCCGGAAAATCGAGTGCGTGCCATGATAGACCTTTCGTGTAGTAGCACATCCCCATACCGTCTCTACTAAGTCTGCTAGGTCAGTCTGTATGGGTAAAAAATCCTAGACTCAATGCCTTTTTACGCCTGTTCGTGATGGGTGTCAAGAATCTTGTTGGACTTCTCCAAATTTTCTATTTGAGTGATTACCCGTAGGTTCCAAGGGACGTGGAGCCCACATACCGAATCAGAGCGCAGTGGGATGATGTGATCGACTACATATTGCTCCCCAGTAGTCTTAGACATGGTTATGGCTATCTGGTAGATCTGCCGGATCTCGGACTTTTGCTTTCTAGTTAGCCATTTTGGGGTGGCTTCTCTGTGCTTACGGCGGCGGGCTTTGGTATCAGCACGGACTTGGACATTATTATTCTGTTTCCATGCTTTCCTGTACTGACGAAGGATCTCAGGTGGACGTACCGCAGCCGTAGCAATTACGCGCTCCCGGTTAGCTTGATACCACTCATGCTTCCGTTCTTTTACTTTTTCTTGCTTGTTGTATTGCACAAAATAGTCGGTACGCTTTTCTGCGGATTGCTGCCACTCTAGTTTCAAACACTCCACACAAGCACCTTTTGTTTTACGTAGTGCGATATGCCCACGAACGCACGGTAGTCCAGTGAAATAGTATTTATTGCCGGTTTTTTTAGCTTCGGCTCTTGTTTTAGGGTATTCCATTTTTCGCTCCAGAGACTTAGTAACAGGTAATGTCTCATAGCGCTTTTTCTATGTCAAGAGAAATAAAAAAGCCACCCCGAAGGGTGGCTTAGTAGGCCGCAAAGCCTTATACTACTTAGGCTGCGCCCTCTGAACCGTACATTCCAAGCGGGTCTGACCAGCCGAAGCTGTAACGCTCACGAGCTTTGTAGCGAACGTTTCCGGTGTCAAAATCACCATCCATTGACGTTGCCATCGGGGTACGAACAAAGTGCTTCAGGCCGTTAGGCACATCAGTCGTCAAGAACCAAGCATCAGGATCGGTCAACCAGTGGTTAACAGTGTAACCCTCGGGGATCGAACCGTTGTTCTTCAATGCGTTGAGGTCGTTATCAGCCGTACCGACACGGAGTTCCGTCTCAAGAATACGGGTGGAAACGAACTGCAACGAAGGAGGAACAACCAGCTTGCGGGGCTTAGCTGCGATCAGCAAGCCACGCTCGTCCGTCCAACCAGCGATCTGAATAACGGCGGCTTCCAAGGAAGTCTCCGACAAGTCAGCGGGGGTTGTAGGAACGTTGCTGTTGACACCACCACCAACCAAGGGGTGCGAAGCCGAGAACAAAGCAACACCGTCACCACCTGCGTAGTTCGAGTCGAAGCCGTTGTTCAAGACAGAAGCAGCCTTGGTTTGCTTGGTGTAAGCCATAGCACGGGCCAGAGCCTTGGTATAACGCGAGCTGAGCGAGTCATAGAGGTTGTCCTCGATTGCCTCTTCAGTCAGCGAGAAGCCAAGAGCGATGGTCTCGTGGTTATAGCGTGAAGTCCATGCCTCTTGACCGTTGTCATAAGCGATGGCAGAGCCTTCGTTCTTGACTGGTGCGGCTGAGAAGCCAGACAGTTTGGTTTCTTCCTCGAAGGAACGCTCGGAGCTTTCGGTCTCGAAAATCTCTTTGTGCTCTTCGCCGTAACGTGCATACTCCATACCGAACAATGCGTTCAGGCCCGGGAGCAGCTCTTTCAGTAGTTGTGCGCGTGAAATAGCCATTTAGTTAGCTCCTTATTCTGGCATTGCATTGCCAAGAATGGTGTTGTACTGATGCAAGTTGATCTTAACGATCACCTCAGTAAACCCATCATCGGTTGCGGTTTCGGGGACACCTGCAATAACACGCAACGGGAAAGTGTTGGTGTTTGCGGGGCTGGTATTCAGGATCGAAGCACCGGAGTTACCAGAAAGCGTATTCGGCGTACCAGCCAAAGCGGTAACGTTCGTACCGACAGCAGCTTGAGTAACATACGAAATAGCGCCACCGGAAGTGGTGACAGCAACCTTGAATACTGCGTTGGGGTCATCAACTACGTAGGCAATTGCGTCCGAAGCGGCGGCAGAACCGGGGTAGAAGTTGCTCTGAACAGTCTGACCTTGGGTGTTTACGTACTGACAGCCGACGAAAACACCGATTTTTGCACCACCTGTTAGGGAGGATGCGGTACCAACAACACCACCTACGTCTAGTTCAATCAAATCGCCGTTATACATAGCGCCCGCTTGGGTAAGCGGAAGCTGACGAGTAGCACCCGCATAGGGCATACCGTCAAGGCGATTGACTGGCTTGAAACCGTAGGGAGCATTAACAGTAGGATAAGCCATTTGTTAACTCCTTATTAGTTAATTACCTTTACCAAACGACGTTTTAGATTTCTTCTCAGCGAAAAGAGGCATCCGTGGGTCGTTCTCTCTCATAAACGTGTTATCTACAGCTTCCATATTGTCTTTGGTTTGCTTCCGGTAATAAGCCTTCCGCTGCTCCATAAACTCCGTAGGAATCTTGCAGAGTAACAATCCAGCGATCTCAATATTGTCTTTGAAATTACTATTGGGATCAGTCAACATTTGGAACTTGGGTTGTTCCTCCATACGTACCGGCTCCCAACCTTCCCGCAACTTTGAGGAAACGTTTTTGGGGTCTGCCGTACCCATTGAAGAAACACGAATCCAACGATACGAGTATCCGGGCTGCTTATCCGGTTCTGGCAAAGCAGAAGCGGGTTGCCACACCTTCGGGCGCTCTGTAGTGGATCGGTTTTCAAGTTCGCGTGCAAGTCTATTTTCAGCCATTTGTGTTCTCCAGTCTCATTTTTTCCTTCGCATATTGCTCAGGAGTTATCCCAAATTTCTTCGCAAGATTGATCTCGCTCTGCTTTAGCACAACCTTTTTGGAGGACGTACTTCGGGTAGCCGGAGCAACCACAGTGGCAGGTTTTTCAGTGCGCGTAACGGGCTTGCCGCCCCCGTTAGTCGTTTTGGTTTGCTCTTCGTCACCCCAATCGTAGTCGGGGAAACGCTTTCGCATCGTTTCATCAACATCCTTCCAGTATGCCTCAGTACCAACATATTGTCTGCCGTACTGTTTCTCAAGTTTCTGATGATAACCAAGTGCTAAGGCCGTCATCTCTTCGTCCACACCCCACCACTCATTGCGCTCTTGCCACGCAGCCGTTTTAGGGTCAAGACGAGGCACTTGTACTGGTGCCTGCTGCTGTTGCTCACTATTTACATCAACTTCTCTGTTTTGTAAAGAGGGTCGGTAATCTTTTACTCGCTGAAGTTTGTAGGTGACTTCGTTAAGTTTGGACTGTGCCTCAACCACTTTGTCCACATCCCCAGCTTCGTACGCCTCTTTGTATGCCTTTTTAGCCATCTCCAACTCAAGCTCAGCGGCTCCTTTGGCGGTATCCATGTAGGATTTTTCGCCTTCAGATAGCTTGGTACGAAGATTTTGGTTCTCCTGATAAATTTTCTGAGCCATAGCCAGAGCTTCTTGCTGCTCCCGCAACGCGGCTTCTTTAGCCCGGCGCTCGTCGTGCCAGACTTTTTTCATCTGTTTCAGGCGGATCTTGACCTTTTCGGAGTAGTCCTCCAACTCGTCGGCCTCAAGCTCGTCAACAATCTCCTTGGGAAGCGGGGCACGACCACGATCTTCTTCCGGAGTATCGTCAACAACTTCAAAATCAACTTCGGGTTTACCCTTAGCTTCTTTTGTTTCCTGCTGCGGTGCATCAGGCTTTTCTTGACCTTCGATTTCTACCTCGAAATCGTCCTTCTCTTTATTTACGTCCATATACCGCTCCTTATTTGCGCGAAATACCGCGTGGGTCTTCAACTACACCCTCTACGGAATCGTCGTTAATGATGCGAAACTCTTGACCGTGGATCTTGAGTCGTGTCCCTGCATGTGGACGAACTAAAACAAAATCGCCCTCTTTACACCAAGGCCCGCTTGGAAAGCGCTCCTTATCTTTGTAACAATCAGGACCCATCTTCATCACAAATAAAACCGTGGTGAGAAGTTCTTCATGCTGCAAAGTGATGTCAGCTTTTACAATCCCAGACTCAAATTGTTCTTCGATGTTGGGGATACCACATAAAATCCGATACCCAGAAGGGTCCGGCACCTGCTTGGCTTTGCGTTCTGCTGTTTCTGGCAGCGTACTTACTTCACCGTTTTCTGTAGCGATGGCAATTTCACTCATCGTCTTGTTCCATCCTTTCTTTGAGGGCCATAAGTATTTCCTCTGCAACAAGCAGGCCACGGATCTTGCCACATAGGTACTGATAATCTGCGTAGTCTTTGGCTGCGCCATTCCCTACGGTTTGTTGTATTGCGTCTACTTCTTCTCTGAGCTGGCCCAGTAAGTAGTCAATTTCTCTCATTTGTTCCCTTTAGGATTTTTACGTTGATTTGCGGCTTGGGCAATTTGAAGCCCCGTCCGAATTCCTTCTAACTCCATCTTAGATGTAAGGTCTGCGCGGTCCTTGGCGGCTTTTGCTCCAACCTGCATACCGGCAATCTCCATTTGTGACTCGATACGAGCCTTTTCAACTTCAATCTGGTCTGCTTTTGCCGCAGCGTCAATTGCAAGTTTTTGTTTCTTGATCTCAACTTCGGCTTGTTTGATAGCCAGCTCTTTCTGTTGCATCTGAACAATCGGATCTTGTGCGATCTGCTGTGCTTGCTCCTGAGCAGCTTGCGCTTGATTAGCCTGAAGCAGTTTCTTAGCACCTTCAGCAGCCAGACGTGAAAGCTCAACCTCAAGCTCTGGCGGAATCGTCTCATCCGGGTCGTTGAGGTGGGGGTACGGCACACCAAGCTGCTCTTCAAGCTGTTTGCGGTACTCGAAGGCTACATGTTCTTGGATGTGGGCCGTCATAGCTGCCATGATCTGCTGGGCCATCGGGCTTTGACCAATGATCTTTGCAATCTTGGGGTCCTGTACCGCTGCCATATGCACAGTGATGTGTGCGGTGTGGTCTTGGTAGTCAAACGCTTTGACAGGCTTGCCGTTCATCACGTCCATGTTCTCCGTAACCGGATCACGTGGCTTCATGTCCTCTTTGTTAGGGACCAGCTTGTTTGCGTTCTTAATACCCAAGACTTCCAACATCTGACGGTGCAGGTATGGCAGGTCGTACAACTGAGGTGCGCCTTGGGCCAACTGCATAACCGCTTGGTACTGAACCACCTTCTGCGACATAGTTGCCGCGTTGGGATCAGAGACCGGAATAACCTCTACTTGGTCATAGTCAGACTGCTTAGCGCGGCGGCTACCTTCGGTAGGTTCGTAACTGTAATCTTCTGGTGTGTAGTCCCGAATAATGTCTTTTAACAGACGGAACTCTTGCTTCATTGCGTAGTGGATGCGGGCCTGAACTGCGCTCATCACCTTTAACGTACGCTCTAGGATTGCCAACGTCGTCCCAACAGGGGACTGGGCAGACATGTCGGATACCTTCAGATCTGCTGCACTAGCAAATCTACGACCTTCTTCAACGATGGTGCCCAGTAAGCTCATCAACACTTGCGACGGCTCCTTATATGGGAGCGTCATGATGTTGTCTTTGATTGTGCCCGAGGCTACGTCTACATCTCGGAATTCAGCAGGTGCAATGGGTGTGTCATCACCCTTAACTCGTAGCCCTTTGGTCTTGAATCCACCGGGCAGGTTAGACAGCGTACCCGCGTCAACTAATTGACGAATAATGGAAGTACCGGACTTAGCAAAAGCACCAATAAGATGAATAAGACCAAAACAATAAAACCCAAAACCCGGCACGTAGCCATAATGAACGAAGTGATTGCGTTTTTGTTTAGTTTCATCTTCAGGATGCCAATTACGGCGGATAGCTAGGATTGTTTGCGTTTGCTTCTCGATAGTGACAATGTAAGGTAGCGCAATACCCGTCGGCTCCCCATCTTCGTCTTTGTCTTCATACCCTGCGAGATCCAAATCAACGTGCATCTCAAGGATCTTATACCTATCGTCGGATGAGGCAGTGAACCCCATCTTCTCAGCGATCTTCTTCTCAACCTCATCAAGCGTGTCCTGCGGCTCTGGTAGCTCAACGTCACAATAAAAGCCAGCTACTTGTAGTTTCCTAAGCTCGTTAGGTGTCTTGCGCATCACGTGGGTTACACGAGGCGATGACTGTAGATCACTCACACCATACGGCACCACCACATCTTCAGCGGTCACAAACAGAGAAACTTGCCGCTCAAGGTTGGGATCGTAATACACTTTTTTGAACGCGTTACCTGACAAGCCCAAGCCCCACAGCATGCGCTCATGCTCAGGACGATACTCTGTCATCACGTCGGTAAGCTGGTAGTTCATGTCCTCTTGAACACGAAGTGCAGCTTCTTTTTTCTCGGTGGTTTCTTTACCAATAATCTGTGTGCGTACCGGACCCTTAGCTGGAAACGTTTCCATGATGGTCTCGGCTTGGAACTTCACAAGTGCTTCTGACAACAGGGGGTGATAC